CCTTGGACGCGTGAATATGCTACAAAACGTGCCATGGTAGATGATTGGAAAGAGTTTCCAAAATACATGGAGGAGGATTGGGACCGTTTGAAAGAAGACGGTTATACTGCAGTATTTGGCAACAGTTTGAAGGAAGAGATTAGGCCGGCTGAAAAGATAGCCACTAACTCCATAAGAACCTTCACTGCAGGACCCATAGAAATGACGATACATGGAAATCGTCTCTTTGAGGACATGAATAGAAAGTTTTATGATTCTCATTTGAAAACAGCCAGCGTAGTCGGCTCCACACCGTTGAAAGGTGGATGGGAGCAGTTAATGCGAAAGTTACGCAAATTCAAAAATGGATTTGCCCTTGATGAATCCCAGTATGATTCTTCATTGCGTGCTCACTTAATGTGGTCAATAGCACGTTTCCGCTGGCAGATGCTTCGATCTGAGGATAGAACACCTGATAATGAGCAGAGGCTCAAGGTGTATTACCGTAATTTGATTAATACGATGATTCTCACATCAGAGGGTGTCTTGATTCTAAAGCAGGGAGGAAATCCCTCAGGATCAGTGAACACTATCTCAGACAACACGTTGATCTTATACATGCTATTAGCATATGCATGGTTAATGATCGCCCCGGCGCAAGTGAGGAGTTATGCAGATTTTGATGAAAATCTAGCCCTAGCCTTGTGCGGTGATGACAACACCTGGACGGTGTCTGATGAAGCGGTGGAATTCTTCAATGCACGATCTGTGATTGAAGTATGGAAAACAATCGGTGTAACTACAACGACCGATAGTTTGGATCCACGACCCCTTGACGAACTTGATTTTCTTTCAGCCCACACGGTATATATCGGTGGGCAAGCAGTGCCTATATATGATAGAAGTAAATTGCTTACAAGTTTGTTATATTCACGTTCTCCTGGTGACCCGTCAATGACGCTTGCTCGAGCTTCAGCCATCCTTAGAGTTGGATGGGCTGATACACAGATGCGGGATTACCTTACCGAACTCATAAGTTACATCGTAAAGGAGTATGGAAGTGTTTTAGCGGATGAGCCTGAATGGCAACGCGCACTGACCCAAATACCCACAGAAGACGAATGTAGGATTTTGTTACTTGGCAAACCAGAAGGAATGCCCCTCCAAAATCAGTCATACAGAACTAGAGAAAGTTGCAAAAGCTGTATAAAAGACGATTTCAGGAAGATGGAGGTAATAGCATTACCCCAAAGAGAGAGGAGAGTTAGGAGAAGTCCTAGGGCCCGAGGGCCCAGGCAGGGACCGCGTGTTAATCGTGAGTTCCTTGCTAGAGGTAGGAGACCTCGTAAGCAAAATAAGCAGAAGTC